GTCTATTAAGGGGAAATGTGTATCAGCAGCATTCGGCCACGGCTTATGTTTCCGCCGCAATCCGTTGTTCCGCATCTGATACCACAAGCCCTGCCGCGTCTCCCATTGGACACGCGACTTGATGTCGTCCAGTACCTCGGTGTAAAGCTCTTCGCTCATTTTAATCCATACTTCTTACCACCCGCTGCCTTGCGTGGGGCAGATGCCATCTTGCGGCGACCAGCCTTGGTAACTTTACGCTTTAGGCTTTTACGCGCTCCGCGTCTTGCTCCGAGTGAGTCGTCTTGCCGTGCCTTGTATCCCTGCTTTTTTGCTGCCATTGGTTTTACCTTTTGTTGGTGTTGATTCCTGTTCCCATTTTTTTGCCATTGCTGGCTTGTTAGCGTGCATCCACCTTCTTTGCTTCTTACTCTTAAACGGCATTACCTGCCCCTTCCACGGTTCCTGCCCCGCAGGTCAGGCGCGTGTTCGCCAGCCTTGAGGTCTTCCTTGGTTGGCACAGTAAATCCTTGTGGCGTGACTTCTCCCGCCTTGGTCTTTGGTTGCTTCTCCTTCTTTGCCATTATCTATCCTCCCAGTCAGGGAACTCGTTCGGGTAGGGATGCCTGACACCCAATCCCCTCCAAGCAACCCTCATCAACATCTCCGCACTCAATGCGTGACCGATACACCCATCACATATGACGCTGCTGGTCGCACGATCTTCAGCAACAATGGAACCCAACTCATCACAGATGGAACATTCCGTCAACCTTGAATCGGTTGGGCCAATGCTTGATTTCACAATCGTAGCCACCATATCAATATCCCATGAACATCCCCTGTGGCAGGGCGTCCTGCTCAAAATTCCTCTGGGCGTCCTCCATGATGTCGTCAAGCGAAGGACGGGTAATGGCGTTGAAATGCTCCCAGCTTCCCCCGATGCCGCCTCCACAAGCAATACAACCCATTACCGCGTCCGCCCTGTCGGGACTGTCCAAACCTCTTGACTTCATGGAGTCCTTACGTTCCAACCCCAGCTTACCTGTCCGACTGACCTCCGCTCGCCTTGTCACCATCTGCTGGTGCAGCATACTGTCCCCCGGTAAAATTATCTCACGCTTCTCTACAACCCGTGCAGCCGTGTGCCACATCTCCGCACTCCGGTTCGCGTAGCGGTCATCAAACGGCTTCGCACCGAAGTTAACCCTGTGTATGTCATACCCCGCATCCATCAACGCATCGCACAATGGCAAACCCAGTCCCCCTTCATCAGCATAAATCTCGTCCTGAGTCAAGTTATGTTTTTTGATTAGATTGATTAACTTGCCAATAGTGGTGTTCGTATTCTTCTCCCGCCAGCAAACCATGTCCATGATCTTGTTGCCCTGTCGCATCGCAAACACACATTCATCACCGCCAGCAGCAAAGTCTATGAAGGCAACACGCATACCCAGTTCCAGCTCAGGCGGGTTCTGTAAACACTCCTCCAAACTCTTCAGGTTCAAGACCAACCCGTCCGCACTGTCATCAACGAACTCACCATAGATCATTGACCGCACCAAGGGACTGTTCTCTCCATACAGCTCTATCTGCGATTCAATCCATTCCTTTGTCAGGTGTGGACAGTCATAAGCCGTAACAGTGTGGCACTTCCAAAACTTTCGCTTCTTGGTAAACGATTCGTAGAACTCACCAGCAGACGCGCCGGGACTTGACATCACCAGCAGTCGGCTCGGCTGACATCTGGCTATGGCTGTGAAGATGGAATCTGGGACGGTCTTCGCCTCATCAACGATCATCAACAGATTCTCTGTCGGCCCCTGCCTATGCCAACCCTCAAACTTTCCGGGGTCGTTCGTGCTAAACCCAATCGCCCTTGACCCGTTCGCGTAATGCAACTCGTTACTGGTTATCCTCCATCCCTGTCCCAAACCCCCAACAAACTTTCTCAACGTAGGCCAGAGCTGCCCCTCGACCTGACGCCAGACACCTGCAGTCGTTACAACCAGACTGTCCGGAAATCTAACCATGTGCCACAGGATCGCGCTCGCCGCAACCACACTCGTCTTACCACTGCCGTTGGCGGCTTTTAAGGCAACGCGACTCTCCTTCTCATTCAAGTCCTGCAACACCTTGCGTTGCCAATCATAAGCCGTTACCTGTATGAAAGTCTCAGGGAAGTTCTCAAGTAGGCTCGCCTCCTCCAGTGCATCGTGATCTTTCGCGATCCGCTCAAGCGCAGCTCGCGACTTCTTCTCACTGGGTGAAAGGATCAGGGAAGGTGCAGGAGCTTTCTTAACCTTCTTGGTCGGCAACACCACATCGAACTTCCCCTCTTTCGGCTTGGGGCCAGTTCGCTTTAGCTTGGGTTGCTTCTTCAGCAACACCAACTTCTTCTTCTTTGCCATTAGTTGCGCTGCTTAACGCGCTCTGGAATCGAAGACAACTGCGATAGCAGCTCTGGTGAGATAGTGCTTTTCGCGGGTGAAGTACCGCTTGCCGTTGCCTTCGGACTCCAGTGCGGGAACCTAGACTGGAGAAAAGCCAATGCCAACTTTCCATCCCGACTGTCCATTATCTTCCTCACCAGTGCCTCCTCAGCCTGAGCCTGTGCCGCCAACACCTGCGCGTTAAACTTCGGCTTCTTCTTCCGAAGCCCATCTACCCTTGCGCGGTGATATCCCACAAGCCCCACAAGCCGCCGTCAGACTCAACCCTAACGACAGCTTCTCCAAGAACATCGTCAAAGTGTCCCCAGTCAAATTCTTCTTAACAGAAATATCAGCCATGTTTTACTGTACAGTAAAACAATGTACCAAAAGTTCAAAACCTGTCCAGTTTTTTTTAGGGGGGTGGTTGGGGTTTGGACTCGGCGGGGGGTGGTGGCCCCGTGTGGTACGTCTACGGATAATACGTTTACGGATAGTACGCGTGCGTACTGCTCCAGTCAGGCCGATTGACGGGGCCGGATCGTGGCCGGATCGGGAAGTCATGAAGAAGACTTCCAACCAATTTGGAAGTTAAATTGGGAGGCCGAAAAAGGCCCTCTCAACTCTTTTACTCCTCCACCCCTATCGACACTCTGCCGAGACTCGCTGTGTACATCCTCGACGCAATAAAGCTATGCCACGCCACGCCTCCCGTGCCGATCTTGGCCACCCATTGCACGGCCTTGGCCGATCTTTACTGTACAGTATAAACCCGCCACGCCATGCGCCACGCCACGCAAATCAACGCCACGATTCACCCTCCCAAAAAAAATCAAAAAAGACCTTGCACTCAGTGTACCAAGCGTGTACCTTCGTGGAGTTCGCAGGGAACAAGCCCGACACGGAGAGCCGACCCAGTGACGCAGGTTGCCACTCGAGGTGAAGTCACCAGAGGAAAAAGGATACGCGAACTGCGAAACCAAAAAGAAGCGTGGAGAGGTAGCAGACTTCCGAGCGTAGCCTCCCGTGAAAACAATCACCGCACCGTTGAGAGTGCAATTCGATATTCAAAGTTTACTGTTCAGTAAAAATTCAAATGTTACTTGGCCGATTTTTACAAAAGGCCAAGCCACAGCCGCAACCCATCGTGCAACGCATCCTAACTTGCGTTGCGTTGGCTAGCAAACGTGGCATTCAAAACAATGAGTGAAACAAAAACAAACAATGCACCGAAAACGCTGACCGCCGATGACCGCCTCAACTTGTTGAAGGCCGATCTGAAAACGTCAGCCATCGCAGCCGAGAAGGCCGACAGCGTAGCCAATAGATCGGAGAAGGAATTCACCGTGATTGAAGCTACCTACAAGGCCGAGCTTGACGCGATTCGCGGAGTTAGAAAAGAGACTGGCAAAATTGGCCGGACATTCTCTGCGAACGTTCGCAAGGCATACAAGGCAACGAAGGACGGCAAGGAAACAAAGAAGGTTTTCCGCGCTATCGTTGAGGCCGCTGCCAAGACGCAGCTCGGCACGTTTGACAACGTGTGGAGTGCGCAAGTCAAAAAGGACAAGGCCGTTGAGACTGGAGACGTTGGATCGGATAAAACCGAGAAGCGTGGCCAAGCCAACGAGACTATCCTTGAGATTGAAAGGGCCGTCTTCGCGTACCTCGCGAAGAACGACACCAAGAACGCAGCAGCCATCATCGGCCTAGCAAATCGCACCGTACTAGACGCAACGTGGGGTAAAGATCAGGAGGGCAATGACCTTCCCAAGTCAATCATGGCTGACCCCACTTGTCGGGAGTACAACGCAATGCAAGGCCGCACGTTCGCCACACTTGCCAAGCTCAACAGGGCAATCGGAGTATGGACGAAGAAGGTCAGCGATAAAGCGTTTGCAGTTGCGAACGCAGCCGAGAAGGCCAAGCTGACCGATGCCGAGAAGGCCGAGATTGCAACCATCGCAGCCGAGACAAAGGCCGCGAAGGACAAGCCAAAAGGCCGCACTCGCAAGTCTGCCAAACTAGAGAATGGCGTTCTTGCCAATAGCTAAACCAAGTAACATTGCACCCAACCCCGCAAGGGGTTGGGGTTTTTACTGAACAGTAAACGCCAACAATAAAACCTAACTCAAAAAGAAAATGATAACATTAGAAATCAAAATAAATGGAAAGCTAATCGGAATGCGTGCAGCAACTCAAATGGTGGGATCGCTGAACGCTGACGGTGAACACGCCTACGTGATAGAGGGAGACGGGTTTGTTCAGGAATACGTCAGCCACGTTCGCGAGAACGGAGCAGTCAAGCTTGTGGAAAAGATGCTTGAAACAATGACCGATGATGGGACTAGGTTCCTGAAATGGAGTCCACGTCCAATGGACTCCGAGCTTGAAGCAAAGCCAGAAACTCCGGAGGATGAGCTTATCAAGGCTTGTGAAAATAACAGGCAAAAGCGCAGCCGAGCCGAGCTTGAAGCAAGGCCGGAAGTTCCGGAAGTTCCGGATCATGGGAACGCGCGAAGCACTGCCACGCGGAAAATCAATTAGACCCACGACCTACCCCGCAAGGGGTGGGTCTTTTTTTTTGCCCCGATGCCACGCCCACCCACCTATGCACACCACCCACCCTGTTATAATATTGTCAGACCCTGTTATAATCTGGTGACACTTCACCCTTCTATAATCTTACAACAAGTTCAGACACTGTAATAAGAGTTGACAAGGTGGGGATATTCTGCTATGATATAGACTCTTGGATGAGATAGTGTTCATTGACAATTTGACATCAGGCTGACAGGCAACTGTCAGGGCAGCGCAGCCCGTAGCCTCGGTGATACGGCTCTACCGTGTGGCAGGTAGGCGGGAAATTCTGTAACCCCGATATAACTGAGTGCCTTTACTGTACAGTAAAGATGGCAGCACTCAACGGCGCAGCATACAGTGGCGCACAGCAACATGGATAAGGGATGCTTCTAGGGTTGATGAGTGTATATAGCAACACACCATAAACGTCTCAGGTTTCGATCTGAGGCGTTTTTAATTTCAGGTAGGGTCAGACCTACCAAGTGTCCAACTAACAACAACAACAAGGTCTTTACTGTACGGTAAAGACAGAAGGGAAACATGAGTAAGATAATAGAAACTAACGATGTAAGTGATCGTGCTGATTACTTCGTACAATACCTGATCCAAGTGGGTGAGGCTATTAACAACCTCAACGATAAGGTTGAGGAACTACGGGATGCTGATGACAGGCTGACTGAGTCTGGCGTTGAGCGGATGGTGAATGAGGCTATGGATAACCATGACTTCGGTGATGTTATCTATGACCACAACCTAGCTACCGAGAGTTATGTGGATGACTACCACAGTGAACTCGATGATAAGATCAGTGAGACTGTTCACGTGAATGACTTGGACAATCAGGTTAAGGGCAGTCTGTTTGATCTCCTGTTAAAGATGGCCGAATCAGTTGAGCCTGAACTGTGGAGAATCAGGGAAGGCAAGCGGAAAGAGTTGGTCAGCAAGACTGAGGAGGTGGCATCGTGATAAGCTCAAGCATAATCAAGGCGGCATCTGAGTCTGACATCCACCCGTTTAACGAGGACAGATACATCAACGTGTACAGGCTGAACCAGTGCTACGGTGGCCCTGAGGAGGGCGGATGGTACTGGACATCGTGGGAATGCTTGGTGTCTGTGGAGATTGACGGGCTGAGTAAGTACAAACGGAAGGTGCTGTTCTCCCTGTTGAAGGAGCAGTACCCACACGGACAGGATATGCCACTGGAAGAATCATGGCAGTACCAAGGTGATGACCATGATGTCAGGGTTGAGAGCCGCAAGGCTCAACTGGAAACGAGGGAGATACCTCGATACGAATAACCTAACTAACAAAGGATAAGTATGAAAGGAATAATACTAACACTAACAATGGCAATGGGTGTATACGGCTGGGAACCAGTCGATGCACCTGTTGGAAATGACCGAGCAATCGTTGCTGCTGTGATAATCGCAGAGGGTGGCGGTGAATCCAAACGCGGGATGTGTGCAATCTATGAAGTTATACACACCCGTGCTTCACACAGGGGAACAAGTTGTGCCACTGAAGTTATGCGGCGCAAGCAGTTCTCTTGTCTCAACAACACTAGTCCAGCAGGACTGGTGAGGAGGTGTTCCACACATAAGCATTACAAGTGGGTGCATGATGAACTGCTGAAGTTTGTCCCACTCACCATGTTTACTGTACAGGAAAACACACACAAACTGAATCGGAATAGAGCTGACCACTACTATGCCCACAAGAAGATAGCCAAGCCATACTGGGTTGGGGCTTTGGAGGGTAAAGTTATTGGCAATCACAAGTTCTATAAGCTAACCAGATAGAAGCGTAACAACGTAACTTGCCCTGTTATATGGGGCTAAACTGAAAACCTAAGCGTAACCTAAGCGTAACGCATGGTTGTGCATAACTAAATGAAAGGGAATACAATGTACACTGAAGAAGAAATGATAGTGATACAGCAAGCCGTAGTACAATCTGCTATGGAAGGAACGGTTGACGGTGAGTGTAACAAGTGCGGCTACTCCACAACTGTGGAACCGGACGCAAGCTATAAGTGCCACGAGTGTGGCGAGGGTGTGATGCAATCACCTCTAAGGAAATACGGTTTAATCTAACTAACTGAAAGGAATACAATGAGTGAGATAAACATAATAAATATTATGAGTCCCAGTGGAACCATGCACTGGATTAACTTCGACTATGTGGTCGAGATAACCTACGGGATGAGTCGTAAATATGACTGCTGTGTAAGCACAATTACGATGGCGGAGACAAAGAGGTTCTACCACACGGTAGAGTTACCGTCATCCATTCTCATAAGAGTTGAGGATGGCACTGTACTGTCAGGTGAATTGGATGGGTACATCTCAGCAGAGTTACCAAGGTAGGCTTATGAGTATAATGAATCGTCAATCCAATAGACACCTTCCCTTAAACCCAACCGAACAGATTATTGGGTCATGGGGATTGGGTAAGTGGATTGGGGCGAGTCTTATAGAATATTGGAATGTACTGATCAGGCTGCTGGGCGTATGCCTTGTCTGTAAGGTCAGATTATACACTAACCAGAAACAGTGTCAAGTACCATTTGTTCACGGCCTACCGAGGTTACACCCTTGGTCACAACAGAGTTCGAATCCTGTTGGTGTGAACAAGTTTACTGTACAGTAAAGAGAAGGGTTAAGCAATGAGACCACAGAGTAGCCACCCGTATCAAGAGCGGGATGACTTCAAGGAAATGAAAGAGAAGGAACTATACTACGAGGCTCAAGCCTCTATTAAACCAAGAGAAAGGAAAGACAATGAAACATATGGAAGCAGAGGAACTATTCCTCACAGCAAGAGACAAGGCAAAAGGGAAACCGATAGCCAATAACACACGGCTGCATAAGCGGGGCGAGGACTACGCTGTACGGCTGCACAATACAGATGTCGTCACCATACACAATGACCACACCTACACACTGAACAGTGGTGGCTGGCGTACTGTCACTACCAAGGAACGCATCAACAGGTTCAGCCCTGCTCAGGTCTACTCTGACCGCAAGACTTGGCTGGTTGGTGGGTCATTGTTTGAGGATGGGATGAAGGTCGGGTCGGGAGGCTCGGCACTTATTCACAACGATCCAGCGGAAGGCTTTGCCCTGCAACGCAAGCTGGATAATCTGGTGAGGAACTACATCAATGGCTTCTGTGACATGATAGCAGCCAAGGAACTCAAAGACCCTGACAGTGGAGACTGCTGGTATTGCTCCATGTTCAATCAGGACAAGTCATACGGCTATGAGGAAAGCGTTGACCACCTGTTCTCTCACTTCGAGGAGAAGTATTACGTGCCATCGCTCTTGGCTAATGCGCTGAAGGAACGTAGCTACGGTGACGTAGGCTACGTCTGGCAGCTCACCAAGGCTGGCGGCACTGACTGGGCGAGGATGTCCTTGCGGAACTACTTCAAGAACAGGCAGGAAGCACTGCTGGAACAACTGAAAGGCTGACCGTGGGCAGGACTAAAGATCAATACATAGAATACTTAAACACTCTCGATCAGGATGATCCCCAGAACAGGGAGATTCAGGATCGGAAACCAGACAACAACAAGTCTCGGTCGTTAAGAAATAATCTTAACCACCTAGACAAACCTAAACAGAAAGGACAG